TGATTCTTATGGATTACCTGTATTCGACACTCCGAAAAAACCAGTAGAAGGCCCACAAGGTGAAAAGATAAAAATAGGTGTAATAGAATACTGGGAGAACGAAGTAGAAGGATTAAAAGAAGATCAAGACGCTTTAAATGAATTCTACAGACAGTTTCCGCGTACTGAAAAACACGCTTTTAGAGATGAAACAAAGCAATCTTTATTCAATCTAACTAAAATATACGAGCAGATAGATTTTAATGAAGACATGCGTAATTCTATAAATGTAACAAAAGGAAGTTTTCAATGGGAAAACGGACAGCAAGATACTAGAGTTATTTTTACTCCAAATAAAAACGGTAGATTTTTAATTAGTTGGATACCTAGTATTAATTTGCAAAATAGAAAAATAAACAAAGGAGGAGTTTATTATCCTGGCAATGAGCACTTAGGTGCTTTTGGATGTGATCCTTACGATATATCAGGTACAGTTGACAAAAGAGGGTCTAATGGTTCTTTACATGGTTTAACTAAGTTTTCAATGGAAGACGTACCGCCGAATCATTTTTTTTTAGAATATATAGCAAGACCACAAACTGCTGAAATATTTTTTGAAGATGTTTTAATGGCTTGCGCTTTTTATGGTATGCCAATACTAGCAGAAAATAATAAACCTCGTTTACTATATTATTTTAGAAAAAGAGGTTATAGAGGTTTTGCAATGAATAGACCAGATAGAAGTAGAAACAAACTATCTGTAACAGAAAGAGAAATAGGTGGTATACCAAACTCAAGTGAAGATATAAAACAAGCTCACGCTGCAGCTATAGAATCTTATATTGAAAATTTTGTAGGATTAAGAGAAACAGGTTATGGCGATATGTATTTTCAAAGAACACTAGAAGATTGGGCTAAATTTAACATAAATAATAGAACATCTCATGATGCGTCTATTAGTTCTGGTTTAGCACTTATGGCTTGTAACAAGCATAGATACACACCAAATAATACAAGAAAAAGAGAACCTGTCGATCTAGGTATAAAAAGATATGACAATAGAGGTTATACATCAAAAATAATAAGTTAAATGAACGTTTACACTAATAACAACAGTTCTTTTCCTAGTCAAGTAGTAAGTAACGAAGAAAAAGACACTATAGAATATGGAAAGCAAGTTGCTCAAGCTATAGAATATGAGTGGTTTAGACAGGGTAGAACTAACGGTAATAGATATTTAACTAATTGGAATCAGTTTCATAATTTAAGACTTTATGCTCGAGGTGAGCAATCAATACAAAAGTACAAAGATGAATTATCTATTAATGGTGATTTATCTTATTTAAATTTAGACTGGAAACCAGTTCCAATTTTATCTAAGTTTGTAGATATCGTTGTAAACGGTATATCGCAAAAGAGTTATGACATAAAAGCTTACGCTCAAGATCCACAGTCTGTAAAGAAAAGAACTGATTATGCAGCTAGACTTTACGAGGATATGGTTGCTAAAGATTATATTAAAAGTGTAAATGAAATTTTAGGTATTGATTTACATCAGTCTTCAGATCCTAACACTGTGCCTGAGTCTAAAGAAGAGTTAGAGCTTAAAATGCAACTTAGTTATAAGCAGTCTATAGAAATAGCTGAAGAAGAAAGTATATCAACTGTTTTCGCTCAAAATAAATATGATTTAGTAAGGCGTAGGTTAAATATGGATTTAGCTGTTTTAGGTATAGCAGCTGCTAAAACTAGTTTTAATACTGCTGAAGGAATTAAGGTTGATTATGTTGATCCTGCTTATATGGTTTATTCATATACAGAAGATCCAAACTTTGAAGATATATACTATGTAGGTGAAGTTAAAGCTATAACAATACCAGAACTTAAAAAAGAGTTTCCACATATATCTGAAAAAGAATTAGAGCGTATTCAAAATATGCCTGGAAATAGATCTTATATAACTGGTTGGGGTGATTAAAACACTGTTCAAGTTATGTATTTTGATTATAAAACTTATCACAATCAAGTTTTTAAAATAAAAAATACAGATCAAGGATTAATGAAAGCTATTGAAAAGCCAGATACTTTTAATCCACCAGAAAGTGATATGTTTGAAAGAGTATCAAGAACAATAGAAGTTTTATACAATGGAGCTGTTGTTTTAGGAACTGATACTATGTTAAAATGGGAGTTAGCAGAAAATATGTCAAGACCATACGCTGACACTACTAAAGTAGCTATGAATTATGCTATTTGTGCTCCTAGAATGTATAAAGGTAGAATTGAATCAATAGTAAGCAAATGTATAGGTTTTGCTGATATGATTCAAATAACGCATTTAAAATTACAGCAAGTATTATCAAGAATGGTGCCAGATGGTGTTTATCTTGATATGGACGGTTTAGCAGAAGTTGATCTTGGCAATGGTACAAACTATAATCCTGCTGAAGCACTTAATATGTATTTTCAAACAGGTTCTATTGTAGGTAGATCGCTTACTCAAGACGGTGAAATTAATCACGGTAAAGTTCCTGTTCAAGAACTTAGTAGCTCTAACGGTTACGGTAAAATACAAAGTTTAATACAAACGTATCAATATTATTTACAAATGATACGTGACGTGACGGGATTAAACGAGGCTAGAGACGGTAGTACGCCTGACAAATCCACGTTAGTAGGTTTGCAGAAACTAGCCGCTAACGCGTCAAATGTAGCTACAAGACATATTGTTCAGTCTAGTTTATTTTTAACTCTTAAACTAGCTGAAAACGTATCTCTTAAAATAGGTGACGCACTTAGATTTCCATTAACTAGAGCATCGTTACAAAATGCAGTATCTAATTACAACATAAAATCATTAGATGAAATTATAGATTTAAATTTACATGATTTTGGTATTTTCTTAGAATTAGAGCCTGATGAAGAAGAAAAAGCTCAATTAGAGCAAAATATACAAGTTGCATTACAGTCTGGAGGTATTGATCTTGAAGATGCTATTGATATACGTCAAATTAAAAACCTTAAGTTAGCTAATCAAATGTTAAAGATTAAGCGTAAGGTTAAAATGGAAAGAGATCAAAAAGCTCAACAAGCTAATATTGCAGCTCAAGCAGATGCTCAAGCTCAAACAGCTGAAAGAACAGCTATGGCAGAAGTTCAAAAACAAGAAGCTATATCTGGTTCTAAAGTTCAATTAGAGCAAGCTAAGACAGCTATGGATATTAAAAAGATGGAGCAAGCTTCATTTATTAAGCAGCAAGAAATGGAAAGACAATTCCAATACGATATGCAGCTTAAGCAAATGGACATGCAAATTCAAAAAGGTAAAGAACAATTTATAGAAGATCGTAAAGATAAACGAACTAAAATACAAGCAACACAACAAAGTGAAATGATAAGTCAAAGAAAAAATGACGGCTTACCAATAGACTTTGAAAACGAACCAGATCAAGGTTTAGGAGCATTTATGTAATGCTATAACATTTTTTTAAATTATATTATATTATGTCAACAGAAGTAAAACAAGAAGGTGAGTTTACCTTGAAAGGTAAAAAGAAAACTACACCTAAAAAACTAGTTAAAAAAGACGAAGTAACTAAAGTAGACTTAACTAAGCCAGAGGCTCAAGGTGAAGTTGTACCAGATGTTGTTAAAGTCGAAATACCAAAAGAAGATGCCGTTCAAGCACAAGAGACAAATGATAGCGATGTTGTTGTCGAAGAACCCAAAGACAGTGGCGACAGCGAAGCAGTGGTTGAAGAAGTACGGACCACCGAAGAAACAGTAGAAGCTCCAATAGAAATTATTGAAGAAGCAGCTGAAGTAGAGCAAGAACTTAAAGAAGCTATTAGAGATGAAAAAGTTTTAGGTAAGCAATTACCTGAAAATATAGAAAAGCTAGTTTCTTTTATGGAAGAGACTGGTGGTAGCGTAGAAGACTACGTTAGATTAAATGCTGATTACTCTAGCATAGACGATAACACATTGTTAAAAGAGTATTATAAAAAAGAAAAACCATATCTTGATAATTCAGATATTGATTTATTGTTAGAAGATTTTCAATACGATGAAGATTTGGATGAAGATAAAGATATACGCAAGAAAAAACTTGCATTTAAAGAAGAAGTTGCAAAAGCTAGACGCTTTTTAAATGAGACTAAGGATAAATATTACGCTGATATCAAGTTGAAATCAAATGTAAACCCTGACGCTCAAAAAGCTATGGACTTTTTCAATCGATATAACAAGCAGCAGGAAACAGCTAAACAACAGCACGAAGAGTTTAAAAATAATACTAAAAAACTTTTTACTGAAGATTTCGAAGGTTTCGATATTAGTGTAGGTGAAAAGAAGTATAGGTATAAAATTCAAAACACTGACGCTGTCGCTGAGAAACAGTCTAATATTAACAACCTAATCGGGAAGTTCCTTGATTCAAATGGTGCTGTTAAAGATTATTCTGGCTATCATAAAGCTATGTATGCTGCAGAAAATGTAGATCGTATCGCATCTCACTTTTACGAACAAGGTAAAGCTGATGCTGTTAAAGAGGTTGTTAGTAAATCTAAAAATCTTAGTGACACTAAAGCAAGACCTACTAGTAATGGTGACGTATTTATTAATGGTTTTAAAGTAAAAGCTATTAGCGGTGCTGATTCTACAAAACTTAAAATTAAAAAATTCAAAAACTAAAAATTAAAAAATTATGGCTAATGTAGCACCTGCGTTTGGTTCAATTAAACCATCGCAAACTCAACAAGCGCTAGAAACAAACTATTTGAACTTTACAAATGGTACTAGCGATTTCGCTCAGCAATATTTACCAGAAATCTACGAAGCTGAGGTAGAGCGTTATGGAAACAGAACGTTATCTGGATTTTTACGAATGGTAGGCGCTGAAATGCCTATGACTTCTGATCAAGTAGTTTGGTCTGAACAAAACCGTTTACACATCTCTTACAACGGAGTTATAGCAACTGTAGCTGGAGCTACTCCGAATATCGTATCTACTTTAACTATCCCTGTAGGTGGAGCTGGAGCTACTTTGGTAGAAAACGTAGTATCTCCTGGATCTACTATCGCTGTAATCAATGGAGCTACTGGAGACGAGCTTAAATGTTATGTTGTTGCTTCTGGCGCAACTCCAGGATCTGCTTTAGCAGCTGGTGAATTAACTGTTAAGCCTTACACTCAAGAAGCTCTTGATGGTGCCGGTGCTGGTGAAGTTGACTTAGTAACAGGTTCTCCTGCTTTGAAAATATTTGTATATGGTTCTGAATATGGAAAAGGAACTACTGATGCTAATAGACTTTCTGTAGAGCCTTCTTTTACTCAGTATTCTAACTCTCCAATCATCATCAAAGATAAATATGCT